GAGCATAGTGAGCATTACCAGACTCACAGTAAAATCTAACGTATGCTGGATCTGGAGCACTTGCTCTCAAATCCATGGATCCTCCTGATACAGCAAATGCACCACCTACACTCAAACTAGATGCAAGACTTACGGCTCCTGCTATTGTAGCTGTACCACTAAGGTTTGTATTACCACTTACTGATACATCATCTTTAAAGGTAGCTGCTCCTACAACATTAAAAGGTCCACTTACAGATACACTTCCACCTGCATGTATAAATCCTTCAACAGATATATTAGTAGCTGTTCCTAATTCAGCTTCGACATTGCTAAGATTAGAACCATCACCATAATAGAATAAAGCTGTTACATTACCATTAACTCTTAAGTTTGCACTTACAGATACATTACTATTAAATACTGCTGTGCCACCTACAGATACATTTCCTAGTACATCTAAGTTCTTACTGACAGATACATCATCATTAAATTCTGCTTTACCTGTGAATGTTCCTGCTCCTGCTACAGCTAATGTACCACCAAGAGATACATTGCCTTCTACGGATACATCACCTTTAACTCCTAAGTCACCACTTACAGAGACATCATTCTTAAAGTCTGAAGCTCCAACTACTGTAACAGTTGAGCTAAATGTAGCTGCTCCTGTAGTTATTAGAGTTCCACCTACAGATGTATTACCACCTATATTTACTACTCCACTAACTGAAACGTCATCATTAAATATAGCTGCTCCTGCAACTGTAACTGTGCCATCTATAAAAGCATTTGTTATTGATATACTTCCACCAATAGAAGCTGTAAGTCCTGTAAGGTTTGATCCATCTCCAAAGTATGCTGAAGCACATACTTTATCTTGTACAGAAAGATTACCTGATACTCCAAGATTACCACTAATTTGTGCTGCATTAGTTGCTATCTTAATAGCTGTATTAGTACCATCTCCTGACTGTATAGGAGCTAATGAAGTTGTAACACCAGAACCTGTCGTACTTGCATTGATAGCAAGAACTGATTTGTATGTATTAGATATAAGTTTTCCTGTAAAATCTGTCATATTGCTACCCACGTTTTATTTGCTTTGTCCCAATTTGTATTACCTTCAACAGCAATTAAAAGTTCTCCAGAAGGAGAAGTAGTACCATCTTCCATTGTAATCCATTCTGCATATTCATCCCATGTTATTCCTCTACCACCATCATCAGGTCTAGGATTCATAACTCTAGGATTATCTTTTACATTTGGAACTCTGTTTAATGGACTGTTCTTTAAATCATATTGCCCTTCAAAGTCTTCAGGACAAACCAAAAGACCATAACTATTCATTCGCATTACCCTATGTGGATAAGTAAATCCACAGGTATCACACATTGCTAAAGTTTTACTATTTACTGCCATTAGTTATAAAATGTTAATCTAGGTAATAGATATAGAGAAGCTCTTTCTCTATCTTCTTCCATTGCTCTAGCTAACATATCCTCGTAGTTTTGTTTAAGCATTGCTATTCTTGTATCTGCTACCAGTGGACGCTTCATAGACATAAAGTAAGCTAGTCCCATTGTCAAACATGGTAGAAATCTTTTAGGTAAATCAGCATTCTGATCAGCAGATTTATTAACATCCTGCATCTCACTGACTATCTCTAACTGTAGAGTATCTGTAGAGTTCTCTGGAATAGGCCAGACTGATAGAACAGGATTGTCTCTACTTCTACGTATACTATACTGAGTAGGTCTTCCTGTCTGAGTAGGTGCTGGTATAAGGAGATACTCTTCTGGAGTAATTCTGGTAAGCTGTATGTCTGTGTTACTTCTTCGTAAGACTACCTCAAGAGCATTTATTGTGCTACTACCTAAGTTATAAGAAGTAACACTGGTAGATAATGTAATACTGCTGGTATTGGTTGTCCATAGAAGTATCCCTCTGTTCTGCCAATCCTTAAGCATAAGGTTAATAGAACGTCTAGCAGAAGCAGGTTCATGACCTAGAGTATCTTCTCCACCAATCATCTCACTTGCTTCTTGAATTACTTCATCTATATCTAAGTTGAAGTTATATGTACCTGATGTAGCCATTATGTTCTATACCTTCTTGTCTTTCTTGCTATCTTCTTAGGTTGCCTAACAAACTGTTTACCTTTTCTAGTTCCTGCTCTCTTAGCTCTTGTTGTTGCAGCATACTCTTTAGAAGATAAAGATTTGATTGCTTTCTCTGGGAGATATCTTTCACCTGTCTTCTTAGAAGGTTTACCTGACTTGGTTCTCCACTTCTGCTTGCTCCATTTAGATAGCTTGTTAGTTTTTTTCTTCTTACCTTTATATTTTCCACCTGCATCTTTATAGTACTTAACTGCTAATTGCATTGCTCTTGCTGAATGCTTGCCACCCATCTTAGCCTTTGCTCTTGCTTTAGCAGCAGCCCATTTCTTAGGGTCACGTTTAGTTGCTACAGCCACGTTAGCCCCAATCAGTCTTGGGTATACACTTATCACACCTACAAGTTTTACAAAGCCCTATCTTAGTTCCACCTACACCAGATACAGTTTGAGAAATAGTCTTATTTAATGAAACACCACAATGAGAGGGGTTTCCACACTTTCTACATTTTGTCATCGGCCCACCTTTTTCATAGCAGCTTTATGTGATGCTGAGAATGTCTTACCCTTCTTCATCTCACTTCGCATAAAAGACATATGCTTTGCAGTGTGATGAACTGAGTGTTTCTTTAAAGTATCAGTCTGACGTTTCGTTAACTTCTTCTTCAACTAACACCTCCATCTTTTTCTAGCTTGTCTAAGTCTGCTATTAGGATTCTTAGCAGCCTTAGGAAACTTCTTCATTTGACCTGCTGATCTAGCACAGTAACTCTTACGTCTTGATGCTCTCTTACCAGTAGGCTTCTTCTCAGTTACGGCAGTCTTTAGTTTAGAACCGGGGTTCTGTCTCCTATATTTAGCTACACCTTTAGCAGTCATGCCAGCACCAGATTTGGTAGGACGTTTCTGTCCTCCTCCAATGGTCATGCCTTTCATATTACTAGGCTTTCTTTTTTTCTTTACTGCCATATGTGTACCTATATTTTTCTACTAAATACTTACAATGATCCTGAAACCATGTTTCCCAATCTAGGTAATCTTCTTTCTTTGGTTTAACTACACCGTAATCTATTAGTGTGTAGTCATCATAACCTTCTTCTATAGATTTTTTATATTTCTTTTTAAACTCATATTTACTTTCCATACGAGTTTTCATTTCATATATCAATCCAAACATTCTTAGTACATCTTATTAGAGTAAGTAGCTTTACCAAATCCTCGTAAGGCTTGACCACCACCTCTGCGGAACACAGTTTTCTTTTTAGTAGCTACTTTACCACCCATATTACGTTTAACTTTACCACCATATTTACGTTTAACCATACCACCTTTTTTCTTAGACTTACTTCTTAATGCAGTATTTAATTCATTTAATAGCTTGCTTTCTCCAGCAGTCATTTCAATACCAGATGGCATATCTAAATCATTTGCTTTATCAGCTTTTTCTTGTAATGTACTACGAACTGTTCTTGCCATTAAATTATCTGTTGAAGTATCACCTGTCATTCCAAATCTTCCAAGTTTTCCAACCCAGTTATCAGGTAAGAAATTTTTTCTTCCTCCACGTTCCTTTATTTCTTTTTTAAATATAGGATTATTAAAGTATGAAGGTAGTTTTTTAACATTACTTTTAGCATTTAAACCTTCAGATTTAGGTATCTTACGGTCTTTACGTATCTTATCACCAGCAGTAAAATCTATTTTCTTAGGAGTTTTAACTGTAGATTTTGTTTTACTTTTTGAAATTGAAGGTGTATAATCAGGTACTTTTTGTGCATTTACTTTCTTTTTATTTTTTAATTGATTTATTGCTGCTGCTCCTGTTAATCCTCCTATAGTACCACCAACAATACCCGGACCATATTTTTTTAATTTTGATAATCTTGTTGTAGTAGATTTAGATCTAGGTACTATTGTAGGACCAGACTCTACTTTCTTTCCTTTAACATTCTGTCCTTGCTTATTTGCAGCTTGATTTTTAGCCTCTCTGTTTTGTTTAGTTTGAGTCTGTTTATTAGTTTGTTCTTTAGTCTTAGATTTTACTTTAGGTTTAGGTTTAGGTGTTACTTTTGATTTAGGTCCAAACTTTTTTGTATAGGCAGCATCACGTAAAGCTTTTTCACTACCGGGTTTAGGTTGTATTACAGGTCCAAGATTAGCATCTGGATCTTTAGGTTTAGCTTTAGGTTTAGCTTTAGGTTTTATTTTAGAAGTAGTTCTAGTAATTGCACTTGTAGGAACTTGTGGTATTCCTTTACTATCTAATTTTTTAGCTAGTTGTTCAGTTATTTTTTTAGCTCTTCCTGCTTGTTTAGCAGCTTGTTTTGCGGTAAGTTTTACAAATCCTTTTCCTCTTAAAAGATTTGCAATTCTAGGACTTGCTGCACTATAAACTGTACGTCCTAATTTAAATAATTCTGGTGCTTTTGCTATTACTGCCATATCTACTCTCCTTTGATTTCCTTTATCTAATTTATTAAGTTCTCTTTTAACTTTAGGTATATAATTTCTAGTTTCTCTAGGGAGTTTAGATTTATCTTTACCACCTGCTATCCATTTTTCCGTAGCTCCCGGACCCATATTATAAGCAGCTAATACAGCTTCCTCATCTCCCTTAAACTTTCTATACATAGCCTTTGCATAATCTTTACCAACTCTTACATATTCTGCTTTAGATTGATTCCTTGCTGGTCTTACACCATAACCGGGATTTCTAGCAGTAGATGGCATGACTTGCATAAGACCCCTAGCTCCTTTAGAACTTAAAGCATCAGGATTACCACCACTTTCTATTTTCTCAATCGCCTTATAAAGGT